ATTTTGTCAATATTTATCAGAGTTCCGTCTGTTAGGCGTATGTTTCCGGCTTGCGGTTCTAAGCAACTCATTATTTACCGTCCTATAAAATATTTTTCTTCAAGCGAAGCCATTATTTCATAGCCAGTATCATTCGGGTGTACATAATCATCCATATCATTAACCAACCAGTCTGGGTAATTGTTAATGATATAAGTCATCGTATCAATGCACCCCATCGAATTATTATTTGCATATTGTCTAGTCGTATATGCCTTCAATTCTATCGTGTAAGCGTTTCCTTTTGAGGGGTCTGTATCTTCATCTCTAGGGTTTTGTGTTGTGAATACGAGGAGCGTGTTACTTAAAATACTATTTAAATCAGTAACAAATGCTTCAATATCAGAGTAAAACAATTCGTAAATTCTTACACCCGAATTATGCCCAAAATTAATTATCATAGTTTGGAAACTATCGGGTACAGTGGCTAGTTTTATTTTTGTTATGTCCATGTTGGTATATTTCATACCAGAAATAGACCCGTTGTAAAAAATTAATACAGGAACCGATCCGACAAATTCAAATGAATCTGAACTATCACCCAATACCCATTTTTCAATGTTAACAGGAACGGAAACAATCTCACCACCTATACCATTATAAACGATGAATTTATGAACAATACATTGGTCCGTATTTGCAACGTCCTGATTAATGCCATGTATCTCCCACGGGGCGTTAACATGTCTTTCTAATGTTGTGGTTGCTAAACCGGTCTTAGTGTCAGATAGCACCCAAGTTAACCCTAAGTCTGTGCTTTTATATAATTTTACAGTGTATCCACCTGCACCATCATCAACATCAATATCTAGTCTAAGGTGATGTACATCGGTTAAAATTGATGTTGTTAAAAACCCACTAAATGTTTCACTCTGAAGAGCCACACCATCGCTCCACTCTAAAATCAAATCGCCTGTAGTGGCCTCGGCGACAACATTAAAGCTTTGTCTAGTAATATTGCCCAATGTCCATTTTGAACAAGGTCTAGCGTTGACACTTTTATCATAATCACTAAACATGAATTCTATACTTAAATCAGCACTATCCCATTCCCCATCATCAACTAACAGTGGGCATTTGAGCGTACCATTACTTTTAAGGCCTCGAATATCTTGGTGGTTTGCGGGGGCATTATATATTTGCGTCCGTGACCATTTAGGAGTACTGGTATCGTCATAGTCGTTGTATTCAACCATTACATTCTTATCTGAAAAATACGATCCTAATTTAGTGACTAATTGTCCTATTTGGCTGGTATCGCTTTCACCTGTGCTATCACCTAATGATGACATAACAGAATTTCTCCCAGCCAACAAATTATTAATTGGAGACTGACCTATAAATCTATTTGCAAAATATTTAGCGCCAACATCACTTATCAGATTACCAGTATTGATGCCACCCTCGTAAACCTTTGGAGCAGTACCGTCTTTCTGAAGTTCTACATAGTTTGCATTGCCTACGTCTCCAACTTTTTCATCTTGTGCAAGATCTTCATTAATTGTTAGTTTAGAATCTAAAGCAGTTTGTTGAGCGGTTGAAACGGGCTTATTTACATCACTAGTATTATCAACCTGATCAAGTCCAACGTCTGAACTATCAAGAGTAACGACACCAGTTTTGCCCGCAACGCTTGTTACAGAGGCGGCAGAGTGATCATATGCCAATGAATTCCAAGCAGTTACACCATCACCAATCTTTCTTTTAACTTCGGTAGTATTAAGCCCGTCTGTTTCAATACCTATCTCACCCTCTGATAGTATAGGGTTCGCACTTGTCCAGTTTGCCGATGTATCTCTTCTAAGTTGTATTCTATTGGCCATTAAGCGCCACCTCCATCAATAGCTAATTCAGGATCGAATATTTCCGAAGCTTCACCGCCATCTATTGTACTTTCAAATGTTAGCTCTGAGTCGCCACCGTCAATATTGCCTATGTAACCCGTATAAATCTCTAACTCTCTATATTTAATAGTGGTGTTTATATTTATACCACCGTAAACACTCGAATGATCATTTGTATTTGCCAACTGTGCAACATAGTTATCTATCATTACCCAGTCGCACCAATCGTTTGTATTTCTATTTTTATAAATTATGTTCTTTAATTTTCTAAGTTCTATGTCTGAATCTTGCTCTAAATTATCACGGCCAGTATTCAGCACTACGTTTAAATCAATTCCAGCGTTTTGAATAAGGAAGTTTATAGGGCTTCCATCGTTGTCAATTTCTTCTATCTGCCTACCCAAGCAGATAACTGGGAATTTGCTCGAATCTAGTCTCGTAATTTTCTTTTCATCAAACTCTTGTATATCATAAACAGTGTAACCACCTGTAGTAAACAGGTCTTTCATCACATCCATTACTTGATACAGGCTAGGCATTATCTACGACCAAACGTTCCGACACATGGACTATCTGTACCTTTATCGGTATCGAAAAAAGCGTTCTCATCTAATTGAGTGAGCCATTTATTTAAACACTCTTTTGCGTTCTTTAATTTGTCACGGTATTTATCAATCAATACTTCTTGTGTCTCATAAGGTGCTCTTGCATCGTCAATAAGATTCCGAAATATGAGAGTTTCAACATAACAAACGAGAACTTTCTTTACTTGATATATAGGTGGGCTTGCAAGATCTGCATCTAGTGGGTCAATTGCGAAATCACGTAACAATTTGCCGTAATATTGGTCACCCTCATACAAATAAACGTTATCGCCTGACACTTCCCAATCAGCACCATCTTGTTTAACTGCATCCTTAGAATCTTTATCAGTAAAATCAATAGGTTGTAGTATAGTTGCCATTAAATAAAGTCCTCTATCTGTTCTGTAAGATCATCTGCAAATTGTTTACTAAATACGTTCTTTCTTTTTTTCCACGCTCTGAATATAAACGGGTTGCCTTTATATCCGGGATGCATAACCTGTTTAGGCAAGCCGAACTTTCCAGTTACATGGGCATAAAATATACCATTACCATAAAGAGCTTTCTTATTCTTTGGCGCTATAGGGTGCGGCCTTGACCCTTCATACAATGGCTCAATGTACGGTATATCTTTCTTATCAACAAATATAGAGCTTTTAAGCCCTTTAGATACCGCCTGAGTCGCATTAACTGTTGCGCCTGTAGGATTCTTAAACCCTGCATTCTTTGTTGCATAACTAGCTAAACTCTCCGTAGCATTAGCAAGCGAATTACTCGAAGCTCTAATAAGCAACGATTTATCTTGTAACCTATCTACAAGACGCTCTAACTCTGATACTTCAATACTAGGCATCTTCTTTAGTTTCAGGTTCTACAACTTTAGGCTTTCTGCCTCTTTTCTTTGGCTCTTCTTGACCCTTAAACTTAGGACAGTCTTCAGCACTCTTTTCTTCGCCCTGAAAACGATCATCAATAATCTTTGCTTTAGCCTTAATAGATTCAGACTTAACATTAATGTCGTAATGCTTATGTGTAGGGAATTTTAAATACCAAACTTTCATTATATACCTTTAGAAAAAAAAGCCCTCCCCCAAGGAGATAAGAGAGAGGGCTATTTATTATGATTGGTCTGCGATAAGAACAACACCACCTGTGTGTTTGTCATTACTTACGTATTTATCCCAGTTTGTGCCAGTTGCAAGTTCTGCATCAGTAGGCGATTTACCGCCGTTTGTTACATCCCACGCATAACCTTTAACATTTACTCCAAAAGTATAATCCGTGTGAGAAATAAGCTCTGCACGATCCTTAGTAACATCTTCGCCCATTGTATTAACAATATCAGAACCGTTATTAATTACTATGCCACCAGTTGTAAGCCCAAGTACACGATAATCAGTTGTTGCGTTTGTGAGTGCCGGAGCATCAGTAACAACTGATATTTTACCCTGTACATCGATTACACGAACATTGCCAGCAGTGAAAAGAGTTGCTGTATTAACAAGAGCTTCATTAATCAATTGGTGATAAACAATACCGTTCATGATGTTGGCAACAATTTGTTGTGATGCATCGCCAAATTTAGCGTATGTATCGTTGAGTGCGACCTGAGTTACAACCGCATTAGTTCCGGCAGTAATATCATTTGTTACACCAGCGTTATTTGCAAATGCCGCAGTAGCGGAAGCGATACCACTATTAAGCATATCTTGAAAGATACCTTCAGATACGCCACGTGAAATTACCTCAATCCCTTCAGCAGGATTTTTCAATAGGTAGGTCATTTGAGCTGGCTCGAAAGCCATTTTAAAAGCACCTGCAACTTTAACGCCAACACCTTCAATTTGCGCTAGGTCAGTAGCCGCTTTAGCGCCATTTGCCGCATATCGATCGACTCTATATTTTGAACTTTCAAAAGATGAATAGATTGCGTTTTTTATAAAATCGCCCTCAAACCCATCCATAGACATCTGAATAGCGCCATTAGATGCGCCATTAAAAGCTTCTAGCATTTGTGGGATAGTTTCGAGAACGCTAGACTGAATCTCTCTACTATATACTTTCATATCTGATAACATTGTATTACCTCTTTAATTAAACAATTCCTTGAGCTTCTAGTCTCGCATGTATTGCCGCAGTACGTCCTTTAACGTCCTTTGGGTCAGTGTTGCGTAGGCTTGAACCTTCATTATAATTATTAGCACTAGGATTGCTCCCAGAGCCAGCTTTATGTACAGAAGCAGTTAGGTATGGATTGTTTTCTGCGATTGTTTTTGCAAAATCTGATAAGTTTGTGTCTTCACCAATCTGGCTCATGTGTGCATTCATTGCTAAATCTTGTGCATTAGGGTCTTTAATATTGCTTGCTGTTAGCGCACTCCTAAAGCTATCCTTTAATACTCCAAGCTTATTTTTAGCTTCAGCTTGCTCCCATTTACTAGTGATTTCATTCATTTTACCAGTTAAATCGGCTAATTGCTCTGTAGCATTAGCCGCTTCAAGTTCTTTGCTAGATGCACCCTTAGTCAAAGAGTCAATCTTTGTTTGGTATGTTTGCAGTGTTTCCCCAGCTTTTGAAATAAGGTCATCAGTAGGAATGTCTTTGTCAAGCCCTAAAAGTTCAGCCATTGTATGCTTTACCCCTTTAAACTTTTTAACTTCACCTACTGCACTTTCTTTATTATCAATTAAGGCTCTCGCCTGAGACTCTATCTCAGTCAATGCGGATACCAGACCCTCATTATCTTTTACCTGTTCTTTGATTTCGCTGAATTTACTTAAATCCATTTTACTTCCTTTTATTTGATTGACATCTAGTCTATTAGGTGCATCAAGCCCCATGTAATGAATTTAGAAACGTGAAAATTATCGTTTTACATTGATTGCAAAAGTTATACATGTGATTAAAATTATTTACTATATTAATTGTATATAAATGTAGTTTAGGTGTATAATGGGTAATATAAATGTAACGGGTCACGCTAAAGAGAAATTAGACTCACTAAAAAAACATGAAAACAGGACGGCCTCTAACATGGTTGAAACTTTAATCATAAGAGCTTATAATGCGCTTAAATCGGTCGGCAAATAATGGCCATATACGATTTCAGGTGTCACGAATGCGATACCATAAAAGAGTTCTCACTTTCAATGGCTAAATTCGATGAAGAACGTAAAAATGTTATCTGTTGCGGAAAGGTGATGGATAGATATTTTGATAACGATAACTTACCCGGAATCAGAACTGATTCTAGCCCTAATAGAGCTTAAGGAGCGTGAATAGTGGTAAAAGATATGAATGATTTTATAATAACAAGTCTAAATGACGCAAAACAACATATTGGATTTATAGAGAATGATATCATAAAAGAGATAACGCTCTCTCTAATTGACGCATGCTTTGAATCGCTAAAAGATGAAAAGCCTAATTATGAACTAATAAATACATGGATGTGCGCAATAGGCGAGGCGTTTAAATGAACGACTACAAAAGCATCAACCATATATGGGGTGAGGTATGGATATAGTATTTTTAAAAACAGCTTTTTTATTTTTATTTCTGTTTGTATTGGGGGCTTTTATTCTTAATACGAAATACAGCAGTGATTTTATAGAGAGCTTATCTATAGGTTGTTTACTTATAGGGTTTACATTTTTTATGACATTTATTTTTACATACTTTTAACCTGACTAGTTATAAGTATCGATTCGTGTATAGGTCGTGCATGAATCTTAAGGTCAGGCCCGTTCACATGGAAGGTGTGGTGTGTATGCATGGTGGCGTTTGTGGAGTAATTACCCTTATATCGGTTCGAATCCGAGAGTGCACTTAACTTAATGGGAGTATTGGTATGGAGATAAAGTATAAATGTAATTGCGGTTGGATAGGTGCTGAATCAGAAATGGGTGCGGATTATTATTTTACTGAATATGATGAGATATGGTCAAACTGGATATGTCCTAGTTGTAAAGAGTGGCATAGCTTAGATGATTATGACATAATGAGCAACATAGAAAATTTACATAATGAAAAACTCAACTCTTCGGATAATCCCGATACAAATCATTAGTGCGCAAATTAACAGGGGCCTGAGGATCAATATAGGTCTTTGGCTGGCCTAATCTCTCAGCTTTTGCGTTTAATTTATTGATCTCTGTTTGTAGTCTACTCTTATAAGTATCATTAGACCATTTCTTAGGTCTTTTAATTGTGCGCTTATACTCCGCTCTGCATGAGCAATGTGGATGATGAGTACTGATAGTTGCATTCTCAACAGGGACAAACCCTAGACTCTCAGTAGCTACACAATAAGGGCAGGGTGCGTTTCCTTGAGTTACATTCTTTACTAGTTGAGTATCTTCATCCTGCATAGCCACATGATTACGAGTAACGGCCATTGCTCTTACAGTCTCAGACCTTGCAACCATATTTGCGTAATACTTTGTACGTCTCTCCATGGCAAAAAACGTTTGTTTGTCTACATTTTTGCCTACTTCAATAGCATCAATCAATCTAAGATAATCAGCACGCAAACCAGCGGTTTTAATTCGTTTAGCCTGATTCTTTACGGCTGTAATCTGTTTTGCAGTGACACCAGCTTTTTTAAGATCATCAATATATTTAGGTAATTCACGAGTAAACCCCTGTAACGTGTCATCACCAATATTGCCGACTATCTGAGCTATTGTTTTTCCCTGTTTTAACGACTGCTTAAGTATCTTTCTTTGATCTCTTACAATTAGTATGCTGTTGTTTCTAATTCGTGTAGATAGCTTTATTTTATCCTTAAACAGAGACTTACCCCAGAGGTAATCAGCCAAAGCTTGTTTAGTTGGTGCAGGTTGATTTTTCAAATATGATGATTCAACAATAACACGAACAGTTGAACTTTTCCACTTCTCTATGAAATTTGTACTTAACAACGCCTTGTCATACTCTTTCATTAGTTTGTTTTGCGCTTCTCTAAGCCCCATTTTGTTATCTGGTATTAACTTAATCAATGTATCATTGACCTGATTATACAACTCAAGAACCAAAGCACTAGTTTTGGCGTCATAATTCTTGAGATTCTTAAATGCTTTGGGGTAACTTAGGTCTTCTGCCATTATTCATCAATATTTGGTGGGTTATCGAATGTGTCGTTATTTGTCTCTGTAACAGAAGCTATTTCCATCTTGGCCAATTTATCCGCTCTGTCTGCATCACTTGGATAGACTATTTTAATCATGTCCGCTCTAATCTCTTTTGCAACTTTTTCGCTAACCCCTGCATCTATAAGCATTTGTAACGAGTTGAGTTCATCTGATTTTGTAAGGCTCTCGAAATCCTTTGGATATACAACAATATAATCCCATGACCCATCAATGTAATTGGTAAGAGCTACATTTACTAACCATTTCTCCTGATCTTGTATGTCTTGAGCGTCTTGTTTAAGTTTTTCAATCCTTCTACGATCTGCCTCCATTCTTGCTTCACCACTCGCAGTAGATGCAATAGAGACTGTACTATTCATGTTCTGCTTAATCTCACGTATAAGCCTAGCAACCTCTTCTATCATAACGCTAAGGTGCGCAGTAGGTGGGGCCACATATCCAGGAGCGTTCACACCTTCACCCATGTACATGAAAGTTGAATCATTGCCCAAATCCATATCATCCGGTACCTTACCATTAATAGCAAGAAAAGCGAAACAGTTTTTGAAAAATGAATCATTAAACCATGAGGTTGTATTGTATATCTTCTTAACTACTGTTAAAATATCGATATACTTAGATTTAGCAATAACATTTCCTTGATATCTTGAGTTGTCCTCTAAGAGCGAAACCGGAAACTCTTCTAGAAATAAAACAGAATCTTCTATGACAGCTTCAGCATGATAATTAAATGTAACGTTGCGACCGTCATCGGCTCTTAGCCATACTTTCCATTTATATTCATTTGATGATACATAAGTACCGTTCTCGTTATTTCTTTGGTCAATGTCCTCAAAATATATAAGTAGCTTTAGTGCTCCGCCCTCATCAAATGCATAACCCTCTATCTGTAGTGGATTAACATAAAACGAATAAGGCATTAACTCTCTTGCTCCATTTGAGGCACCCGTTAATGCTGTGGCACTTGGAGCATCAAGCACTTCCCATACTGCGCCATAAAGCTTTGTTTCAATCTCTTTACGTCTCTGGTACTCTGGCATTGATTCATTGTCTTTCTTTGTCGGGCCTTGTATAAATAGATCAACAACAGGATTTACTTCACGCCTAACCTGTTCTTTTGCAAATATAGGGTCAACCATTGCCTCAAGCTCTGGCTTAAATACATTCTCATAGTGCGCTATTTTCTTACGTACACTAAAAAAGTCAGTTGTACCGTTTGTACCGTCACCTTCTCTTGGAAATTGCTCAAGATAAGACCCAGTTGAGAACCCACCAGTGCCGTAATACATGTCCCTGAGACCTTTATACTCTGTTATATCGGTAGTCGAAAATGTATTATAGTAATAATCAACACCCTCGAATTTTATGCTTTTTGCGTTTATATTGGGCATTACATTAATCCTTTTATTTTCATTGTTTTAGGTGGTGGCACTAATACAAAATACATTCTCATCATAAATGGGTCTGAGTAGTCAGTAGATCTACCAGTCATTTCTTTTATTTTATCTTTTGGAATAACTCTTATCTTTTCGTCTTTGTCACTATTCCAGTCTCTTATTTGCTCTAGGTCTTCTATTAATTTAGATTTTATTTCACTATCTGTAAATTTTATGGCAATTTCACCATTATTAACCATTTTTGCTATCTCAAAGTAGCATTGACTCTTTAAATTAGCGTAATTTGTTTTCATTTTTGCTTTTGAGTTATTTACAAATCCTGTGTAATTACCAAAATCAACTAACCCACCACCTACTCCGTCCTCATCCACAATAATATTATGTTGTTGAACCCTGTATTCTTTTGACAGCCTCTGTAACTGCTCATGAGTGTAGTCTAATGGTTTTTTTCCGAATGATAAAGCGTGTATTAATTGCCACCCAGACCAGACGTATATTACTGTTTTGTCCTCACCAAGGCGGGCTATATCGGCTGTAATATACATTGTTCCTTTCTCGGTGTAATTGTTGCTCCACATATCTATTATCGAATCATATTCAAATAACTTTGTAGGATCTGAATCATAACGCCAATTACCATAAAGGAGCCTTTGCTTTGATGCTTCATCCATTTTATGTAATGATTTGATATATTCAGGGTCAGCGTGTGGATTATCTGATATTAGAGCCTGTATGAACGCTTTATCATCAGTCAACACATTGTCTTCGTAAGGCTTGAAGAACTCCGTAAACACCCAATTCTTAGCTGGGTTACAACTCATGAGCATCTTAGGAATTATATTAAATTCTTTGAGCTTATATCTAATACGAGATTTAACAACCTCTACTGCTTTTCTAACGCACTGATTGCATTCGTCTATAAATGCCCCCGATACTTCAAGAGATCCGAGACTGTCAAAATTAGGATCTGAAGGATACAGGAACAAATCTTTAAGTATTATAACTGAATCATTATAAAACGATATTTCACCATTTTGGGCGTTATAGTTAAAGTGCTCAACCGGCTTTAAATTCAACAACTTACATACATCAAAGAAAGTAGCTAGTGTTGTCTGTTTAAGATTTTTTAGCTTTGAACGACCTATAAGCCAACGAGATTCATCATAATTCAATGCCATTGTTATAATCCATAGGCAACCGAGAAATGTCTTACCACCGAATACACCGCCACCGTACAATATTTCGTTGGTAGATTTATCCTCTAGTTTTTCCCATGCCACAGATTGAGTCTGTGTAAGCTCGACATCAATTGTCGGCATTTTTCTTTATAATGTTGATTTTTAGACCGTCATCGTCAGCATTGCCTATTTCTATGTTCTGCTTAGACTTGCCATATGACCTATCGAATAGTTCTTTAATTGCCCGTATATCGCCACTAATGGCCATGCCTTCAAGAACTTCAAGTATTGTATCGAGCTTGCCTTCCTTCTCTAATCTTTCCCTAAGCTTTAAATCGAAAGGCTTTCTCTTGCCTATTTTACCACACTCAGACGCTCTATTATCATCTTTTGTGAATGGGGTAAGATTGGGGTACTTTTCGCTATCTTCACTCATAGTAAAACCACGTAATACCCACGTTTTCGGTGGTAATTGTAAAAACTTCTATCATAAACGCCTCAAGTGTAAATTATTTGCCAATCAATGGCCATTTACGGGAATCAATCCCATACACTTGAATATAACTAAATTGTTAATTATTGCCAAACCCTATCAAACTTAAACAATACGCCACCAAGATACATGATAAGTACATCACTTTTAACATTGTAATAAACATCACCAAATGACTTTTCAAACAATTCGGACACTATTATTCCCTCGCTGTAATAACTTCCCTTAACCACGTTACGAGTATAGTATTTATATCCGACATCATACATAACGGGGTCGCCAGAATAAGCCTTTCCATCTTCGAACCTGTAACATATGTCTTGATCTTTACACCATTTACCATCTAGTAAGATTTCTTCATTAGGCGCTGGCTCAATTATACACCCGACCATTAGTATTGATATGATAAGTATTAAATATTTCACCCCTCACCCCCTTGTTTAAAATGACCACTAAACTCATCCAACACCGGCTTATTCAATACTCCGTCCTCATGCCCTTTTTTATACGCATTGCACAGGTCTTTTTGGGTGTATCTGTTATCCTCTGATTTGAGGAGGGATTCTTTAGCCTTAACTAACCTATTAACATCGACCAGTATCCCGTCATACTTCCACGAATGATGCATGTCTTTTAGTGAATTGATAGTTTTATCAATCTTTTCCACAGCCTCTTCTATATTCTTATTCATTGAGTTCCTTTGATTTAAATAGAGGCTCTCCATTCATATCAACAAACGTCACTCCATGCTCTTCAATTATTTTTCCTACAGTATCAAACAGATGCTTTGCTTCTTCTGCATATTCTTTATTTGGTAATGGATTTCCAAAATTCGATGGCATAAACATAATATTCTTATTCATTGGTTGCCTCTTCTTGTTTAACTCGTTGCTGAAGATCGTGTATCCTATCCATGCAAGTCTGGAAACCTAATTCAAATCCTTGTCTGACCCCGATTGATACAGATTCTAATTTTTCGGCCTCATCAACAATTTTAATTATTTTACTTCCAGCTAATTCACTAGGGTGTGAATGTCGAACCTTTAGCCATATGCTAGCTATATAGTCTGAATATCTCATATATCATCCATCCTTTTGGGTTAATTCTTTGTTTTTTCGCATTTAATACATTCCCAGAAATCAGGGCAACTACCGCCTGTTCTATCACTAGCATTAACGTATTTATAGTAATGAATGCATGTTTGTTGATTATACACTTTTTTCAACCATATAATTATATCTCCAATCACCCTACCCCTCCAACACATTGCGTATTTTGGTTAAGAATTCAGCATGCTCTATAGCTAGATTTGTAGCTTCAAATTCTTTACACAGCCTAATATATTTGGTGTTCATTGCACATTCTTTCTCGATTAATTTCAGCACCTCCTCCACTTTCGGGGCTTCGGTTCGACTGATGTCCTGAATCTCAACCACTATAGGCGTGACCATTGTATCATCATCAAAACTACACCTCCATGCATTTTCCTTCTCGCCTATTAATTTGTTTAGGTCAATGTCTGATAGTTTGAATTGTTTTACTGTGAATTTGAATTTTATATGAGAAAAGCGTTCATTAAATTTCACACATCTTTTTAATGCGCCATTTTCAGTCTCCCAGTGACTATCGATACTATGTCCATCCTTATTACTGGCAATAACTAAATAAATCATACTACCACCCCAACACGCTTAACCACACTATCCCAGATGGCCCGAAATGTTTTAGCGTTCTGCTCAATCCATAACAGCGCAACAGTAGTCCTACAGTGCCACCCCATTTTACCAAAGTTCTTCTCTCTCCATGCAATTTCGCCTTTAATACATGGTCTTTGTAACTCCATGTCAGTTTTCATAATCGCCTCACTTTTTATGTTTAATTAGATTTTTTAACCTTGAGCATCTTAGCTATTCCAGCTCTAATAAACTCACTCTTATTCATCCCCAACTCTTTTGCCTTTGTAATCATTGACTCCTTAAGCGAAGGTGTTATTTTATACGAATCATTTACTTTATTTTCTCTCACTGTATTGTCCTTACTTTTGTACTCACAATTAAATATACAATTATAATACTTAAAAGTGAGAATAAAAGATTAAATAGTTTAAAATAAATCACGTCTTGCAATTAATACGGCTGTTAACGTGACTTGCGGCATAATTGGTCATTCTATCAAGTTCCGACTCGCAGAAATAATAGGGTTTGCCGCCCTTTTTAACTTTAAAGCGTCCTGAGTCATCTTTTTTAATTTCGACATTACTACCAAAGTTGCCCCTGAATAACTTCTTAGACGATCGGCAAAAGCTAAAATTAGGGTACTTCTGTAGTATTACTCTGCTTCGGTGGTCTGGGTGTGTTGCTTTCATATTCCTCTTACTCCTTTATTAATTATCTGTTTGGCTAGACAGTGTTTCTTTAATTAAATTTCTTAGTATTTGTTTGATGCTTTCTTGTGAGTCTTCAGTAAATGCAATTCCAGCTCCTCTCTCTGATGGCTCATAAGCGCAAGAAGAAAGTTCTTCCAAAATACTAAGTGCAACCTCATCAAGCTTCTCTTCCTGTTCCTTTGCTTCAAAATATGGCTCCAATGCATCGCTGTAATTATCCCAGTTATCCACGCCACCCCTTTCAAGGCATGACATTTTAAACTCTATCTCTTCTAATTCTTTTAATCTTTCATTTGTTATATTCATCTTCCTATCCTTCCTGTTGCTGGTTTGGTTGTGGGTTGGTTAAGTTTTTACTCACGATTACATTTCTTATATGATCTGCCATTTTTACACAATCAAGCATGTTAATCCTTAAATGCTCCTCTACTGATAATATGTACTCATCGTCATCATTACAGTCTCTATCGTCATCATCGGAGTTGAATATTGTGCACCCTAAAAACTTGACCACAAAAGTAAAGCTATCAGATTCTACATAAACATATTGTAGCTCATCTGTTATCTCTTCAGCCCTGTCACTTATGTCACAATTTATACTGTAAATAGCTTCAATTATTTCTTTAGTTAATTCATCCATACTATTTCCTTCCTATTGTTCGCCCACCCTAATCCGTTTTAAGGCGTACTGGGGTTATTTGTTTAATGATTTGTCATTAATCCGTTTTAAGATATCCTGAGTGTCTTTAATCTGCTGTTCGTGATCAAAGCTAGGGGTAGCCTGTTTAATTGGCTTAGGCGCACTCTTTGGGCTGTTAAAATTGTTATTAGCCCACCTTGCGAGTCTTGAGTTCAAATCCCAAGTTTTCTCAGTTTCCCATCTCATTTTAGATTTAGACTTATTCGGCTCTTTCCAGTAATCGAAAAATTCTTGAATCATTGGTTGATTGTATTTTTCAATTAAAGGTCTTAACTCATCTTTGAAAGCGAGTTCACGAGCTTCTATACTATTTGCTTTACTTTCTTTTACTTTACTTTTCTTTACTTTACTTTGCGAGGATGAGCGATCGGTATCCGAGTCGGACTCCGAGTCGGTATGCGAGAATTTGGCTGTTTTCGCCAATTCATGATACTCCATCACCTCACCGTCTGACATTTTATCCAATTTGTCTCGAGTTATTTTACCATATTTTAACAGATTTCCTTTAATGCCTCCGATGCGTTTTCGCTCCTTATTTTCGAGATATGGAGTTAAATATTCAAGCATTTTTGGACTGAAAAAATCATCATCGTCATCAATGTTGAATAAGTCATAATTACAGACAATTGCTCGAGTTTTTTGTTCAGACGTACCGAACTCATCTGCTAATAAATCAATATCTTCCATGGGATACTTAAAATCAGTCTGCTCTCTTAAAGTCTCGAGAACCATGAAATAAATCCCATATCCCTCAATACCTAATCCCTTCCTGACCCTTTTTAACTTTCTGTCTGCTCGAGCATTAGAAAAATGCGGGAAATAATATGCGTCTTTTTTCAATTTAGAATCCTTAAAATACAGAAAAAGCCATACAGATCGGATTCGCAAGAAAATCTATATGGGCTTACATTTCTGTAAAGAGTATTAAAATTGTAATTGGGTTGCGAATCCATATTTTTAAGTTCTTATAATTGCCAAGCTAGACCCTCGACAGTCACTAACCTAACAACATTATCGAGTGCCGTCAAGGGGTTTATCACATTCTCTATAAACTAATTCAATTTTATTTTCACAGCAGTAATTATATATCTTGGTCATTGCATATTCAACGGCATACGGTAACACCTCATCCTCTGCATCTCCAATACTGCTAAAGCCTAAATAATCTTTAAATAGATCTCTTAGGCAGTGAAGTAGCTCATGCACAATATGAACCATAGCTACACCACCAGAAGTATTAAGAATTATCTCAGACGGCTCACCTTCTTTAAAAACGGTGCATGCATGAACATATTTGTGTACCCCTATTTCTTCATTATTAAATTCATCCGTATAGACAATAACTATTGAACATTTAAACATTGGAAACAATATCTCTTGCTCTTCCTTCATATTCCTTACTCCTTTAAATTAATTATTCTTTTGTGATTGGTTTAATCCTGTGAATGCCTTTTCTATTGAATCCAAGAAGCTATAATTTGAATCAATTGCCATATAGCTTGAATATGTTGCTTCACTTGATGATGACACTTCATTAAATTGTATTAAGTGTGGGTCATTTCCTGTTAAATGCTCTTCAATGTTATTTAAACTCATACAACTACTGCAACTAGCAATTAATATCAAAGTAACACAAACTTCAATCCACGCTATGCTATTTTTTACTTCCATCACTCACTCCTTTAAAATTTATTCTCACACCGCTCTATCTCTTTCTCAATCAACTCAGTAGCCCAAGTAGAGAACCTTAGTTTTTTCGACTCTAATACGCTCTCAACCCTCTCGCTTAACTCTTCTGTCATTCGTACCGCTTTGGTTGTTGTCTTGTTTGGTTGGGTCATAATTTATTATCCACTACACTCTCAGTCGCTTCTCTACCATCAAATGAGTTATGTATTATTAAGTTATTTTCTATTTCAGGATTACAAATACACTCGCCCCCACATGAATGCTCTTTAATGTCGTTTATGGGTAGTATATCAATATCACAAATTGATCCAAAATCCGATTTAATATTTTGAATAAGTGAATCTGACACCTCCACGCTTTTAGATATTAAATCGTCAATTCCGTAATGTGAAAATTTAAGCTGAATTAATGTTGCAACTGTAGATTTAAGCGCTTCTAAATTTATTTCTATTGATTCTTTCATTTTAATCCTTTAATATATTTATTATGTATTTGTTTTCTTTTGGGTAGTTCTTTACTGTGAATTGGTGAGTCCTTCTTATCTTCGATATTATTGAGAATAAACTGTGATGGTTATCAACTTTAATAACATAACATTCTTTTGTATTTGCGACTTCAGCCATTACGCCTAGATCATAAATGGTTGATTTTCCAAGTCTCAACCATTTATTAGCGGTCAAATTATTAGATTTCATTCAATGTGTATTCCATCTGGAAGCCGTGTCTATCTTTAAGGTCATAAATTTCGTCATTTGCTTCCTCGATAGTTTCCACCGTTACTACTTTAACTACCTCTTCCATGTGATCTAATATTTGATATGTCATCCTGTACTCCCTTGTTGGTTATAAAGTAAAGATACATACTTGTTAAACAAATGTCAAACAAATAATGTAAATAAAGTAAAATAAACTGAAATAAATTAATAAACCCTTATAGAATAAGGGCTGGTTACTTGATTAGTTAGTCTTTGCAATAATGATACGCAAATCCCATTAATACAATACCTAATATAAATAGGGTCCAATGTGATAAGCTGCCCCATTCTATTCCTAGATCATTTAATACTCTGCCAATCGCAAGCCCTGAGACGCAACCGAATAACGTTGATTTTTTCATGTACACCTCTAAGTTACCCGAAAAATATACTGAGGATATTTCAACAAAAACAACCTCATCTTAATCTTAAATACAGCCGTCTCAAATCCTTTTACATCCTCTACAATCGTGTTACTTCCTTCCTTATACATAAAGTCACAAGTATAGGTAACTTTGCTCAGGGTCTTACTAGGGCGCTTAATAGTGGGTATCAAATCGAACTTTACTTGGGTTCGTAAATATTCGATCTTGCCGGCCTTCTCAAGTAGTCGTAACTCTGTGTATCGATTAGCCTCCTTCTTACTATCAAACTTAATCCCGCCCCGAATAGTCTTAATATTATTATACTTAGATCTCTTCTTCGGTCTGGGCATTACTTTTTTAAGGTTCATTGGGCGCTTTAGGGTGTATTTATCTTTCATATCTATTCCCAAAATCCCTGTTTTAAGAATTTTCCATCTGGATCAAACTCTACTTCAGTGAAAAAACCTGAATAACCATCTATCTTATTATTAACATGTGTCTCATATCCACCAAATGCAATAACAGTACCAGCTTCATCTTTTGACTCATTAAACTTCACGCCGAATGAAGTATACAATTCTTTGAATTTCTCTAAATCACTCATAATTTCCTTTTATAATTTCCATATCCCAATGAATTATATTCCTATGCTTCACTGGGATACTTTCCATTTAAATCCATAGGAATATTCAACCAAGCCTTTAATGCATCTATTAACATTTCTACTATCATACCCAGCCCTAATAGCCTCTGCTTTTGACGGCCATATTTTTATAATATCTCCATTTTTTGATATTTGGGCTATTTTAACAGAAAACTTATTATTCCTGTTATTCGCTGAGTATGATTTAGCTCTTTTCATAATGCACGATCCATGATTTGTATTCTCTTTAGACGTAGCCCATTCAAGATTTTCAACCCTGTTATCTGTCTTAACTTCATTAATGTGATTAACCTCTGGCTTGTTACCAAGGTTCAATATAAACGCTGTAGCTACTAACCTGTGCACTGAGAATGTTTTTCTTATACAGTCAACTGAAAAGACAACTTTTTTATAACCATTACGACCTGTACATTGCTTTAGTTCAATCTCTTTCTTCATATATGGAGAACCCCAGCTTTGCTTTGGCCTGCTTAAGCTTTTTACATTACCAAAGTTAGATATTTGGTAATAACCCTCATATCCACATATGTCCAACCACTTTTCACTCATACTAAGCCGCCCCATTAATAAAAGTACAAACGACCCCAAACATGATGAAAGCTGTTATTATAACCGATACGGTTGATAGGAATAGGTATTTCATTAATTAACCTCACATAAATTTGTATCTAATATTTCAACAAAATCATTAAACAAATAAGGATCTTGTAAGTTAGTTAAAAATACAGTTTGCTCGTTACCATGATAATCTATAAAATAAGAATATACGCAATAAGCAAACCCTTCAAATATCACCTTAAAGTTTCGATCTTTTTTACGCCAAACATTTTCACCATCCTCTTCAAATCCGTGAAATCCTAAATAGAACGACCACATATCGCTTATATCTTTGGCTTTACATGATTCACACTCAACCTCACTTATCTTCATTTCTTCACCACATTTACAGGTAGCCGAATCCATCAATTCACCTCCAAAATATCACGCCTCTTAATACCTTCACGACCCATAACAATACCCTGAGCCTCTTCACTGTTGCTGGCTCCTACTGGGTAAGTCTCGATTGAACTACCTTTGCGGGCTGTTACTTCATACATTTTTTTCTTGTTTGAATATATCATTTTATCCTCTCTTGTTTCCGAGCCATTCAGCTACAGCTTGGTCTATATCTTCTCTGGTCATTTCTGAAATCTTCATTACACATTTTCTCGATACGAAAGACGTAAATGACCTATGTTTAATTTCTGGGTACTTTGATTCAATATATTTTTTACGGTTATAATTAAATATATCATACTCTTCCCTGTCTGATTTCCTCCAATAATTCATGTTAGCCTTATATTCAAGCGTACACTCCTTACACGCATCCTTGTGACCGTCTAGCCTGTTACGATCACGGTGAAACTCACTTAACGGTTTGAGTTCTCCGTTGCATTTGGTTTTGGACGTGCAGGATTTCATTTGGTGATCTTCTTCCATTCAAAAACGCCAGTATCAGAATTGTACTCAGCACAACCAAGTTCTACTGATTTTCCTCTAGCGTATTCGCCTGTTTGAGTATTATCTATTGCTATTGATATGTAAGCCCATAAAACAGCAGTAGCTAGACAGCTCACGGCCCCAAGTATAAAACTTTCCAATCTATCTATTTTCATTTATTTAGTTACCTCATTTAAAATATTACTAATCCCCCTAAGTTGATTTAGCGTAATGTTTACTGGGCGGCCGTATCGGAACTTATCGCAAATTAATCTTGATAAAACCCAATACTCTTCCTCATCTTTGATTGCTTGTTTTGATTCGTACACCTTATAGCATTTTGAGTACTCTGTGCGCTCATAAAATGTCTCTTTGTTGAATGCGTAATCAGATAAATATCCATCCAAGTAGAAGTACTTACGGCCAACCTTTACTACCTTATATTCATCTACAGGTATCTCAAGATTATTATTTATGTAGTATCTTGCGCTATCACCAGTTTTTTTAACTAATACAGTTTGCCCTACTCTTAAGTTGAATTTTTTTTTCATTTAGTAACGTCCTTAGAAACTCTGTAATAACCTCTAACAGGCTCTCCATTTTCATCCTTAACATATTCAACTATGCCTTTTTCGATAAGGGCGTTTATTGCATTCTTTACACTACCTTGGTGCTTACACCCTTGTATATTCATCAACCTGACTCCGTTCTTATTTGTTCTTCTATTCCATAGAAAAGAAAAGACTATAGTTTGGTCATCACTCTTTCTAATCATTTTCTGCACTTCAGATCTAGTCACTTAATCCCTCATTAATTTGTTTGTTAAATAAAATATAGTATAGATTTTGTGGTAATGCAAAATAAATTGTAATTATGCAAATAAAACCTTGACAATGATTTAAACTATTCATATTATTACTCATAACAAACCAAGCGTGTGAGAACGATATGAACATTAAACAAAAACATGAATTACCCGATCTGGCAATTGATATTGAGTCAAGAGGAGTGAAAATCTCTATTGATTTCAGCATCAATCAAATCGTAACTATTACTATCTGGGCAAATACTGAAGAGCCTAAGATTGATTTTCAAAAATTGTTTTACTCGGATAATAATATTGAGTACGACATAAAAGAGATTGAGACGTTTCTTAAGAATCGTAAATTTGAAATCGAGGTGGCGTAATGGCTGAGTCGTTAACACACTGGCGTAAAGGGTTCAATCCTTTGTATCTTGGGGCATACAGTTTGGCTCCTACTTATAAAGATTGGATATTGACAATAAGTAATGTACAACAAGATGTAGAAGTTGTTGATCAGGACGGTAAAAAAGGGTATGCAATGATATGTCATTTTGTTGAGAATTGCAAGCCAATGATCCTTAACGCTACTAACTCAAAAGTAATCGTTAAGATTTCTAAATCTGAATTTATTGAAAAGTGGATCGGTTTAAAGATACAGGTTTTTGTCGCTAAAATAAGGGAACCCGGGGCTAAAAAAGGGTCTAATTCTATGATTGATTGCCTTAGAATTAGACCGTTTAAACCTGTAACAGAATTACCCGAGCTATTACCAAATACAGAAACTTGGGATAATGCCATCAATCACATGGTATCAAACGGGTTTACTATTGATCAGGTCGAAAAAAAGTATAAGCTATCACCTGAAAGTAAGGTTCAATTGGTTAAAGAAGTATCAGAAAAGATTGTTGAGAATGGAGAAAGTGAAGATGTTTAAATCTATACATCCAGACACGTCCAGAACATTTCACGACATTCAACAAAACACCGATGAGTGGCAACAATGGAGAGCTAGAAGAGTAACCGGTTCAACATTCTTTACTATTTTACAGGGTAAGAAAACTGACGGATACATTGATACCATCAAGAGAATAGCTGTTGAAAAACTATCTGGTGAGCCTGTAGAGACTGCTTTTTATGGAAATAAGACAACACAGCGGGGGCATGATTTAGAGCCTCTTGCAATCGCTGAATACGAAAAAGTAATGTTCTGTGAAGTTGACAATGGAGGCTTCTTTGAGTTCACTGATTTTGTCGGAGTGTCACCGGATGGACACTACCGCAACGGTAAAGACTTTGTAGGAATTGAAGCTAAGTGCCCTGAGTATAAGCGATTCATTGACTACATGATTAACCCAAATGAATTAGTCAAAGACTATTTTACTCAAGTTCAAGGTGAAATATACGGTTGTGGATTTGATTATGTTGATCTATTTGCATACTATCCGGGATATAAATTAGTAAAAGTAAGAGTGTATCCCGATGATGCATTTTTATTCAAACTTGAAAATGAAATCGAGTTAGCAAAAGAAGCTGTAAACAAATTAATTGAGACACTTAAAACATATAGAATTAACTAAAAAGGAATTAAATTATGTCAGAAAATATTGAAACAACAGAAGTAGTAACAGGTGAATTAACTGTAATGAATTATGAACTTACAGGCTTTGACGAATCCTCGGTACCTACCAATCGTAGAGCTGAATTGAGAGAAACGTTTGTACCTATGCTACAAGGGTTTGATACTCACAAAGAGAATAAAGATATTATCCTAAATGAGTTCGCTGATTTTAGAGACACTGAAAACTTGGTGCCTCCTGAACTTGAAGCAAAAGCAAAACGTCACCGCTTAGATATAGCTAAGTTCAGAACTGCTACAGAAAAGGCTCGTAAGAAAATGAACGAGGACATTAATCTTGCTAAAGCTGGAAATGATGGTCTTGCAAAATACATTAAATCAATGATCGAATCAGAAGAGAAAGATATTGGCGCTATTGAGGATCATAACGAATCAATCCGACTTAAACAAGCTCAAGCATTACAGGTTGAGCGCTCTGCAATAGCTTTGGGGTATGGCTTTGACGAAGTTATGGATTTCTCAGTCATGGCTCAAACAATATTTGATAATTTCATTGAGGGCCTGAAATCTAAGAAACTCGCAGAAGAAGAAGCTAACCGTAAACAGGATTTACGTGTGTCTCGACAAACTGAATGTTTAAATATATCCGAGTATATCGCAAATTATGACGCTATTGATTTGGCTGAATTATCGGAAGACGCTTATAAATCAATGGTTGAAATCTCTAAACAGACAAAGATTGACCTTGAAGAAATTTCACGACTTAAAAAAGAGGAGGCTGAAAAAGAGCAACAACGTATTAGAGATGAAAACGCAAAGTTACTCAAGGAAAAAGAAGAATCAGAAGCTAAAGCCAAAGCTGAAAAAGAGGCCAGAGAAGCCCGTGAATTAGCCGAAAAGTTACGACAAGACAAAGCTAACCAATTGGCGAAAGAGCAACGTGAAGAGGCTGAAAAGCAGGTTCGTGAAGCAAAAGAAGCCGAAGAGTTAAAAGTAAAAGAGGCGGAGTTAGCGAATAAACTAGCTGAAGAGGCTAAGTTGAAATTAAAACAAGCTGAAGATGCAGAAGCGGAACGAATCAAATCAATAAAAGCTCTTGCGAAATCATCAAAGGAAATAACTGCCGAATCAATAGCTAAAACGATTGCAGAAGGTAAGACTATTTTTGTCCAAGTAATTTCTATTGAAGAAATAGATGGTCAAGCTGGAATATTTATCAAACAATCAGAAAAGTAATTATATTTAAATCTTCAACGCCTCACACGTTGGTTGGGGGTTAAGTGGTAACATAAGGCACTTAACCCCCATATTGTGAGAGGCATAACTATAAATTGTGTGAGGCAATTATGAAAGATCAAATCAAGTCAATACTTGGCGAATATCAGTGTAGGGTTAACGATGCTAAGACTCAGAAAAACTGCTACTATGTCACCCATATCAATAAACACCCTGAAGATAGCCATGAGCGAGTTAATAAAGATTTCGCAAAGGATACTATCAACCTGTTTAAAAAGTCTCGACAGGTAGCGCACAATCATTATTTCGTAGATATGAACGAGATTAAAATTGAGGAAATAATCAGATTCAATCAGTACAGGAACGTATTTAAGCGTGACTTCTGCAATGACTATATTGTTAATCTCGGAAACATAACACAGGACATTGTTGATGAATCAGATATCAATATCGAGTGTCACAATGGGGAGTGGGAATATAATATAAATGTCGGTTTTGAGATGCTTGTATTTAATGCTCAAGAGTTTGAAATGTATATGATGAGCTTGGGTAGAGAGTTTAAAGAAGGATGGCTTAAGGAGTTACTGGATGAAGAATTTCAACACGTTACCAAGGTAGTTACTTCCGATCGATATAAAGATATTGGCGATACTACTATTACTGTTGAGTATATTACTACAGTTAAAGAGGTGTTCATGATCCACCCTGAGAAATATCATGTGTTGGTTAATACTAAAAGTGAGGTGGTTAAATGATTTTTATACAATACCTATCAATGCTAATAGCTATACATTTTATAGCAGACTATACGCTTCAAACCGAGGCTGTTGCACTTGGAAAAAACAGGGTAATTGATAAGGCTCAATTTGGAGTTCCTTGGTACTACTGGATGACATCGCACGCCTTTACTCATGCATTTGGAGTTGGTTGGTTTACAGGTAATTATGAGTGCGCTGTATTTGAATTTGTAACACACTTTATTATCGATACACTTAAATGTCACGGTAAGATAGGGATACATTTAGATCAATACTACTATTTTTGCATTAAAATTTTAATTGTCATTTATTTAACAAATTAGGTAATCATGAACATAACAGAACTACAAAAAGACATACACCAGAACGCAAAAGATCATGGCTGGTGGGACGATAAGAGAAGCCACCTTGAGATAATGGCTCTAGTTATTTCGGAGTGCTCAGAGCTGTTAGAGGCATTCAGGAGTAAAGAAGGTGCTGACGTTCAGTGCGATAAACCTATTAGCTTATCATGTAAAGAAGAAGAAACAGCAGATATATTTATTAGAATATTGGATTATTCCGAACATATGGTAAAGTCAAATGAGGGATATATAGAGTCAATACCTTACGAGTCTATTAAAAAAATGATGCTTAAAATGTCTGTAGGTGCTCAAATCGGCCATATAATGCGTAGGGTAACAATGTCATTTGATGGAGGGGATACGTATAAACATGTACTAGCTATATGTAAAGTATTCTCTGATATACACGGGTTTAGTCTTGAGCGGGCTGTATTGCTGAAACATGAGTATAACAAGGGTAGACCGTTTAAACATGGTAAGAAGTTTTAAATTAGCCAAGGATGGCAACGAAAGGAGCCGCTCGCCTAGCAGAAGTTAAAGGAGCGGAGTTCACCCACAGCACCCGACAAGAATGCTTTTCAAAGATAATATTATATTCTCGGGTGTTGTGGTTATTTATTTGATTACCTTGAATGCGTAATTAATCACGAATACTAGGCCAGTAACTAACCCAGAAACCCAATACATTTTATTCTTTAGGCTCGTAACCCCATCATTAGCTTTAGTTACCTTCTTGCCAAGCCCATCTATATCTTTCTCAATATTATCAATCTTAACTGTATGTTTTATAGTGTCTTGAGCGTATTTATTGATATTATCGGTCGCCACATCAACCTTAGTCTCTATTCGCAACATAAAACTCCTAAAGTCGCCTTTCAAATCATCAAAAAGTTTTATGGTTTCTTCTCTGGACATTTGATCACTCATATAATACCAATACTGTTAAAATTAAAAAATATTCTTGCTTACTGTAAAGTTTTGTTAACTGTTTATTTTTTCACAGACACAACCTGAGAAATTAAATGAGTCATCACCGCATTTGTCTACAGCTAACCAATTTACTTTTGCTCGTTTCTTCCATAAAGATTTGGGCCTTAGATACCATGTGCGGTCAATTTTGTTATTTGTACGCTCTAACATGTTATCGTCTTCAATGCCTTTTCTAACCCATGTATTGCCCTCCCAGTAGCCTATATCGTGCTTATCAGAAATAGAGGCGACCCAACGGTTAAACCATGAGAATAGATTGATTAAGAATGTAATAATTGGGGTCGTATCGCTTCCTGTACCATTTGGAGCAAAGGTTTCGAGGCAATTAACACAGTGACCGTGAGTTTTTTCATTGTCGAGATATTCAAATACATGCCTAACTCTATCGCATTTACAAACAGAAAACAACTCTCCGCAATATCTACATATGTTAATTACATCGTCACCCTTAAGATCATATACAACACGGGTGCTATTATTTGATAAAACTAATATTTTCTTTCTCAAATTATCCTCTATTTCTGGGATGCACCCTATTGAATTTATCAGACCTGTTATTGACATTTATCTCTCTTAATAAAATAACCCTTAATGACCGTATGAATTATACCTGTACGCTCTGCCACCTCGTCACATTCTGCATGGTCTAAAGTGGGAGCGTTAGGCATTTCATCTAACATGTGGTAGCCGTTTGTTTTGATGTATTCTACTACGCTTTCTACTTGCGTGTTATGACTATCGCCCATTATAAAACAAACTCCTCTTTACTTCCCGGCTTATTAAATTGAGCGTGGCTATCATTGTATTTAACAACAACACCAGATCCAACAGGGTCACTAGCGCCAAATAACAAACTAGTGTCAGCAGAGTCTCTAAATATTACGATATCAATTGAACTACTTATTTCCATATCTGAAATATCTATTTCTGGAAATTTTGTTATTTGAGCCAACGTACCCGATGTGTATGTAAAAGCATTAGTGGTATATTTTGCAATCGAATAGTTTGTAAAATCAGTTTCAAAAGTTGTCACATCTCCATAATTAGTCTTTTTCCACGCTATCATAAAATTGGGTATAGCTGATTGTTGCTGTAGCCAGTGAAAGTGGGGTCTTAGCACTGCACCTGTGCCATATTTCAAAGCATGCTTAAGTTGTATTGGTATTACTACTGGCTCATTGGGGTATCTTGCATTAGCGTTAAAATTAACACCGCCATTATATGGGTCGTAGTCTAATCTTCCACTCGATGTGTCCAATCTTGCCCCAAACAATGGGCCGCTTAAATCATCCCACGGAAAGAGATCAGTTTGTTCTAGCTGGTTATCAGAGCCATTACCTTTTGTTTTTATTACCTCTATTGACCCGCTTGCTAGTATCGTTTGCAGCCCGTTTTCCATTATTTTATTTCTCCCTGCCCATGAAGAGCGTTGTATTCACCCGCTACATCAGCCTTAGCTTGAATAGTGCACTCATCTCCGTTATTTATTTGAACAGGGGCGTTAAACCCTATACTAAGTATTCCTGTTGTACTCTCTAGTTTGGCAGAACACTCTAGTTGTATAACGTCATTAACTGCGAACGCAAAATGTATCAGTCTATTTGGGTTAGGCGCAGACCCCAAACTTACTGAGCCTATAACAGTTTTTACACCACTATCCCCATTGTAGGTTATAACGCCTGTTGCTGGATTATAGGACCAATCCGGCCCGGCAAATGATGTTAGATTAGAAAGTCCAGGTATATACACTTGATAGGTGTCATCTGTCAAAAAATCAATAACGTCTGGCACATCATCATTCTTATAATATCCAAAACCTTGGTAAGTAGTCTCATTTATCTCAGCAGAGTTAATTTCTGGGACTGAGCCGTCCTGCATTAAAGTTTGTAATCCATTTTCCATTAGTTAGGCCTCGTTGAATACGAACTTTCCTGTAAGCTCGTTAGTTACTGCAATGTTCGTTAATTCGTTGATTACTAGTTTACTGCCTGTACATTGTGTGTCGCTAACCACACAAGGCAATGCTTTAAATATCTGTGTAACCGTGTTATTTAAACCCCTTGTTACATTATTGCCCTCAGCAAGAAGCCTGTCACCACTGTTGTCTGGGTGTATCAGGTCAGGCGCATGAGTAGCATCTAAGTAATTTGGGCTACCACCTAAACCAAGCAGTATATCAGCTCTAACACCCCATACATTTACATTGTCAATTTTAGTCAATTGTATTTGAGCAAAATCATCTGCCCACGTTACATTGGTGGGTGTTGAGATATCTCTAGGCATTGTAATAAATATGATTAACGGTATATTTGCCGCAGCACACTTCGCAATAACATTGTCTAAAACAGCTTCACTTTCGGCAAGAGTAAAATTCTGTGTATTGTCATTCTGCCCCATGAACCAAATGATTAATTTCGGGCTTGCCGCAATAGCCGCAGTAATATTTGCCGCAGAATCAGGAGCGTGACCGTTCGGATATGCCGCAAAATTGAAATCATCAGAGCACCCGTGAAAAGAATCATAGCCCGAGACAGCAAGATTAGATACTGTTACATCTGTAATTCCATTAACAGTTAGCCATGACTCAAACTCCTGTACATATTCACCTGAACCTGCACTAATACTATCACCAATTATTTTTATTTCAAACGGTGTAATATTATCAAACGAGGTAGCTGTAGTATAATACGGATAGGTGAACTCTTGACCATTTGTAGGTGTGAGCTGATACCTGTTCTTAGTGCCTACAATCTTACCAATATTTGCATCGTTACAGCCAAGATATCTACTATTCATTAAGAACTTATCTAAGCTATTTAATGAATCTGTACTGTTAAAATCAATATCGCCTATTTCACCACTAAATGTTAAACTATCTACCGTTCCTGTAGTAAACCCGCCTATCATTATGTCTAGATCAGTATTGGGAGTATATCCGGTGTAATCGAAACTACTAACTGAATCAGCCTTACCGGTTGCGGTAACTGTGAGTACTCTTGTTGCCGCCGTACCGCCATTACTACCTATCGTGTAATCTTTAATGTCATCAAACGCAATGCCTGACATATTTATTACTCTAGAGCCTGTTACAGAGCCAATAGCAGAAATATTTATCCTAAATCTAGTATTAGGGACGTCATAGAACATCTGAATTAAAGAGCCTGAACCGTCAGCAATATAAAATAACTTACCATCGTCTGTAGTGTCGGAGCTTACCAGTATGTCTTTAAGTGAAAAAGTCCATTCCTTTGACATGTCGAAAGTGCTCTCTATTCTAAACGGGGCGTTAACCTCATGTATATTATAAATTACGTTATCATTTGAGAACTTGGAAACGCCTATTGTTGGCATGTGAAATAAGGAAACATCAGGCCATTCATAAGCCGTTGAGCTTGTGCCATCTGCTTTTATCTGTGTTGACCCGAGAACGCTTTCAGAAATTAACCATATAGCACCGTTATCTGAAGTTATACTTAAGCCATCACCTTGATTTGTTACAAAATTAGCTTTACCTAATCCTGTTGCTTCGTAACTTGATAATAGCATAGGAGAGAAGTTCATAATGCCTTCGTCACTTCCAATAAAATGCTTATTTACCGTGAGATTTCCGGTCGGTGTATAGCTTGATGAATCATATAAAACACCATCTACATAACACTGTACTGTATTTGCTACTTGGTTATAAGTAAATCTAAAAGAGTCAGCCTCTAATCCAGTAAGATCGGCTAAAAACTGATATGCCACACCGCCAGAATCACTTACAAGAAACCTAGCTTCTGAGCTTGATGAAATGTAAGATATTGAAACATTTGTAGATGGGTCAATACTAGATTCATGCCTAATATATCTATCACTAGGTGCTTGCTCAGAAAATATAACATTTGCATCAAGCTTTAAATCGAATCCTATAGATTTCCAATCTACACTAACACTAGTATTACCTACTGAGTCATTATCTGAAATTCTTATGGGTGCACGATAAACAAAGTCAATATTCTGGGCTGTAGTACCGTTAAAGTATGTTGAAAAACCGCACAATGGCAAGACTCCACCTCCAACACTAAAAGGTTGATAAAACTTACTTCCACCTACCCTCATTATATTGCACCCTAGAAACCCCATTAATCTACCCACCTTTTTTTACATTCTCTCTTCAGGTTGTCACTAAACCCTGCTTCTTGGTAAGCTATCCCGGGATTAAAGTAGCACGCCCTATACATTGGGTTGCCATCTTTATTCTTTGCAGAATAAGCATCTACAAGGCACAAATCTGAAGGTTTTTCAAACTTTTCTAACTCATTTATCCAAGGCTGGAATAGTGCGCTCTTAATAATTCCACCATGCAAAAGAACTGCCCCGCTCAGTAAAACAAATATTCTATCACTTTTTGTTTTTGGAGTGGCATTAAAAGCCCTTGCACCCAAGTATAATGCATGTACATTATCTGCTATTTCTTCATTTTCAACTGCTAACATAGGGTTTTCAGTGAACCTTACATCATCTTCGAAAATTGTAATACTTTCAAGCTTATTTTCGATCGCACTTTTTAGTATATCAATCAATGTTTCACTAAGGGCTATATAGCCTCCTATTAGCCCGTGTTCGTTTGTTTCAATTTCAGACCCGTCCACACCGTCAACAAAATTAACACCCATTTTATATTTTTCGAACTCTTCAGATGCTGCTTTTCTTTTTTCTTCGTTTATCGTTATACAAACCATATTTTCTAAAATCATACTACCAACTCTATTATTAGGTTATCGCCATCCGTGGGGTTACTAAGCCCAACGACTTTTGTGAACGTACCAACAATTGTAGCTGTGTTTGGAGTCCAAGAGGCGCTTGTTACGCTAAATACGCCCCAGTCATTGCCAGAATGAACTACAAGTTTATCGCCTGAAGCAACATTGAACCATACAGACTGTCTATTAAGACCATTAAGGTCTGTATCATTAATGAATAGATTTGTAGAGCTTATAAAGGTAGCATTGTTACCTCTAATTTCATTTGTTGCGGTAGCTCCTGTAATTGTACTGTCAAACTCATAATTATATTTCAATTCTGTTTGATCATATCTCGCAGGTAGCAAACCTCCTGTAGCGTAGTCGCCCGCAACTGGGGTGTCAGAAGCGGTAGACTCGTAAGTCTTTTTGTCGTAACCATCCCACTCTTCTAAAATTAACCTTACGCCGTCCTCTTTGTATCTCCATCCTCCATCATAGTAACCACCATAACAAATTCCTATTTTACCTGTGTCAGAATCATAATAAAATGCACCGCCGACAGTCTCAACAAATTTATATGTACTATCCCACGGGTATATTGATACACCGAGCGACATTTGCCCGTATTCATTATACATAAATGCTGGGATTGATGAATTTTCAAAAAGACCTTTGAATCTGTCATCATAAGGAAATAAAGGACTGCTCTCAATTCTCTCTCTCATTATCTTATTGTTAAGCCCTGAAAGAGGTGCGTCTGTAGATACAATCCTATCTAAATATGGATCTCCATTAGTATCATATGGGTAAGGTATTATGTCGTATCTTGTTCTACGGTTAATAGCCAGCACACCATTAGCTTCTGATGATATACTAGTTACCCCATCTTGAATATTACCGAATGATGATCTTCCTGACCACATTTTCAACTGCGTAAATATAGGGTCTGGTAAAAACTGAGCTCTCTCATATTCAATCGATATGTTTGCCCACCCTGGTATAGACCCAAGATAGGTGTATCTAACAGTGTATTCAGGAGACCCAGAATACCCGCCAGATGGCTTCATATTGGCAGTGGAACCACTATCCTTAGTTATTGGCCCGTAAAAGGAAACCGTTATATTATCAATACCACCTGATTCTGGGAATTTCAAATAAAAATTAGAGTAAGCTCCTGAAAGATGAAGATCTCCATCACCTCCGTATATATTCTTTGATGATGTTATTATCGCAGTTGCTGTCTCATATGAGCCAAAGGCAAGTTCGACACGCTTACAGTATATGTCTAATACTAAGGTGCTTTCAAGCGCATCTATAAGCTCTTGCATTGTGGTTACAACGGTAAACGCTCCACCACTACCAATAGCATTACTAACGGCATTTGAAATTAACTGATCAACCTTTAGTGAGTTATAGTAGGTTGTTAACTGATTTGATGCAGATCGATGAGATATAGTTGTATTTTCTGGCACTGACGGGTCAACCTGTACGGTTAATTGTCTTAATCCTGTAGCCCCAGTTGTCGCCTCGTAAACTTCAAAATAAACCGCTTCACTCATTATATACCTAGTCCGTTTGTTTTAACGTTGCCGGGGTTATTCCCATCCGTCTTAACGTTTGTAGGGTTATTGCCATCACTCCAAATATTAACCCTATATATAAATATATCAAAAGGATGTATATCGTAGGCTATTTTATATTCAATTCTACTTTCTTCTATGTTTAATTCACGCTCAACTATCCAAGATTTCCTTAAAATACCATCGGTAATGAATTGATCCTCTATGCCGACAAAAGATAATAGCTCATTTGATAGATTTGTTTCGTTAATTGGTACGTGAACTTTGCCAAATGGCACCGCTCTATTCCTAAACCCTGACAATCCCAGTATAAACGAAAGGGCTTCACTCGTACCAGTACCGTCCGAGAAATCAGTTTTAATATATTTATTATCAATAACGGTTTGGCTATCTCTATTTATTCGATTTCTTCCAGCCTTAAGGGATTGCCAGCATGAAAAAGCTTGCTGATATTCAGAAGAGTCAACACCCTCGGTGCAAAGATCAAAATCAAACGTATTAAGGTCTGTTCTTTTTATTCTTATAGTGCTATCGTAATTACCTGTAGACTCATTTAGGTTAAAATTAAGTTGCATATCGGAATAGACTTTTGTTACATCGCCCTCAATAATAGGGCTTAAATATGTAAATCTATTTGCCCCTGTTTCCGTGTAATCAATATCTGTAGATGATTGACTAAATACTATACTCTTTGGGAGCCAGTTCTCTAACCTGAATCTACCATCCTGAGCCGGAAACATACCTAAATGGTGTGTTATTAACATATCAGACAATAGCGTATTGCCTTGGTTTTGATCTATTATTTGGTGCGCTAAATTTCTAACAGGATTATTAGGGAATATATTGAAGTCTATTTCTGCCTGATTGAATGATGCAGAGTCAATATCGCCCGAAGTTTTATCGTAATACTCGGTTAACATATAGTCAATTGTATCTGTAACCGTTTCAATTTCATTACCTACCTGTACATTTTCACCGTTACAGCCAATTGACATTTTGCTTATACTAGAGTCGCTAAAATATTTGAATGCCAAACCGCTTATAGAATCAAATCCCGTAGCCGGAAAAGGGTTTAGTATTGTAATAAATGGGCTAACCGGAACCGTAGTAGTTATTGTTATGTCGAAACTAAATGAAGATATTGCGCTTGAGCTTTTGGTATATTTCATAGTCATTAATTCGAACGCCCTCTCAAACAATAAGTCAAACCTGTATATCAAATCAAGACCGTCAACATTGACAACGACATTTTCACCGGCTATTGGTTCAATCAAGTCAATATAAGAGGAGAATGATATTTGACTTTTGTAATTAGCCTTTAACTTCATGCTAAAAACAGCACTAACTAAAGTAGTTGGTAATAAAAGCGCATCATCAAATCTTATTGAATCGAAGTAAAGATAGTTAGACGACCCTATTTTGCTCAACTCTATCATTTTCTCAAAGTCTGAGAACGTAAATGTTATATCGGCCCTATATGTTGAAATCTCACTAGATGAATTTGTGCTTTTTACATATATAGGGTTGTTTAATTCATTTTGACCCATCGGCTCAGACCCTAACAATCTGAGTTTTTCAGATGAATCAAGGCTCTTAAGCTTAATTGTTTGGACACCCTCGGCATTTACAATATCTTCGTAAACATCTGGACTTGATAAATTGTACTTTATTTCTTCATCAACTAAAACGAGTGGCTTTTCATTTTTTGAATTAATAGAAGTGTGTATTTTCTGGACTTCATTTTGACTTAAATTATAGTGGTTTTGGTATGGTACTATTTGCGCCAAAGAGACATCTTTTGTGCCAGACCCGCCAACAACAAAAACAGAATCAATCAGGTCGCTAACGTCACCGTCAACATAAATCCAATACTCATCTGAGGATGATAGCGAGCTTATAAATTCTGTACCAAGTATCCTGTAAGAATTTCCAGCACCGCCACCCATTGTTATTTCAAGTATAGAGTTTTCAAAATTATCAACAGCGCCAATAGCCCAAGCTCCTGAATTATAGAAAAGAAATTTTATTCTTTTATTAACAACATCAACCTGAACCACGGCGTTATCTATTATAAAATCGCCGCCAGTTATCTGTGAGAAATAAGCAGATTCTGTACTTTTTCCAAAAACTAGTTTGCAATTATAGTTCTTGTTCAGGCAAATAGGTATTTCCTTAGATCCTACTTTTTCCTTGATCTGAGTAACCAAATCAGCGCACGAAAATTCAACCTCTAAATCACTGGTTGCCCTTATAGTTTCTATTACACCAGTCCACCATTGGTGCCATGTTGTTATAGAGGCATTTACTAGCCCGATATAAAACATTACTTTACGGCCTCTAAAATACAAGCCGTCTTGCTGTATAATTGTAGATAATATTTGATTGGTTACATTAAAACCGAACGAATCGCCAGAAGACAAGCCGCCACCATCGAGGATATTTATTTTACTGTTTGGATTTCTTATGTCTGTTAATAAGTCTTCATCACTCAATAAAGTCCATAGCCCCCCAGAAATACCCAATCCGACATTATCATATAGTTCGCTTGTATCTTCAGTTTCACCAGTTTTTGAAGCAATCCCAGACACAGAGCCAGTAAGACCTTCAAGAGTATAAAAAAATCCGCTCCTATTCCTGATCTTTATATATCCATCAATAAGAGCGGTATTCTCTACAACGACAGCAGACGCCCCGCTATCATCTCCATTTACAACTTCATTTACTATAAAGTTTGCAGTAATAGAAACCGGTATTCTTAGGACATAACTCTGTATATCCTCGACCTCTATCTTATATCTCAATTCCTGATTATTAATAGCCATTATACCTTAACCAAAGTTAATGAAGCAGTCCAAAATTTAACATTAACTTGCTTGAATGAGAAGCTTGTAACAACAACACTTGTACTTAATGAATTTAAAAATAATTCTATGTTCGTTGTGGTTAATATGAATGGATACCCTCTTTGAGTAGATAAAAATTTCTGTAATTGCGCCAACTCTTCCGTGGTTTGATCTAGTACAATAGTTGCCGTCTCTGCGTTTATTACATTACCTAGATTATCAACCCTAACCATGTTACCATAATCGCCCTGCGTTGATGCTGAAAACGGTCTTTTATGAAAGCTTATAAGTCTATTTACTGGCAATTGGTAGAATAGCTCGGGAAGTACGGCAGATACAGAGCCATCATAAACAATATTTGAAACAGCCTGTATCGATATTTGAAGTGTAGATGTGAGTATATCTCTAATCGGGTAAGAAACCTCATTTAATATATTACATGTAAACACTGAGGTATGATCAATGGCAGGGCCAAATATCTTTTCGCCCTCGGTATCAATTGTTATCTGTTTTTTCTCACTATTCAACGATGTAGCAATAAGCTTTAAATCGTCAATATCGCCAATTATAGAGAATGAGCAATTATACTTATCTGAATTTATCCCCCTGTCAGAACTCAATAGAGACTGGCTGAATGAAGAATAGAACTTTATAGCCCTAGACCATGACGGCTGATATGACGGCTGTATATCTACCGTATATGCCGTTAAATCACTAAAAGTAATTATCATATTATCGGCTCTGGTCGTTGGTTCTTGTCTCTAGATATGCCTCTATAGTTCTCTATTGCCTGAGCTATCTTTGTTGGGTCTGAGCCTATCCCTGCGTTAATTGTTATGTATGTATTACCGCCATTACCATTAACGGCGCTCAACAAATCGGAATTACTAACCCCGCCCAATTGAGCGTTTGTTTGGGCATCTACAACACGCTCGCCCCTTGATAACATTGCGGGCACTGAATCGCTTCTATTAGTGCCTCCTCCATTTACAAACTCTGTACCGTCTGCGTATTTTGCGCCGTTAACTTTTGCCAATTGAGCAACCCCTGAAGCGCCAACAATCCCAGCCCTTATAAAGTCAAAAGGTGGTAGCAACTCAAATGATTTTTGTATTCCTATAGCTGTACTTAGAATTATTTCAGCACTTGCTAGGGCTTTACTTTCCCCAAATATCTCCTTAAATGACTGTATCGCCACCCTTGCATCACCTTCGTTTAACTCTCTCTTAAAATCAGAAGTTGCTTTAGATATATCATTTTCATTTTGTGAGGCCCGTGAGCGCATCGCCCCTTTCTTAGCTTCAAAAGCTTGTTGAGATTCAAATATTTTCTTTTGAAATTCTATTTCTGCTTTAACCTCTGACTCTCTACGTTCTTCATTTCGAATATTATATATTGCGTTTTGCTCTTGTAGCTTCTGATCTACAAGCATGTTTCGCTCGTCTGCATCTTTTTCAAGTTGAGCTAATAAGTTTTGAGCTAATAAAGCGTCAGCATCTACTTTTTTCTGAGCGTTTTCCTCTTGTGACTTTTTATTTAACTCTTCTTGAGCGGCCGTCCTTGCTTCAATAAATTCAAGTTCACTCTTTCTTACAATTATAGATCTTTCTAAATTCCTTATTACAGCCTCATCAAATTTATTAGCCGTCTTTTTTCTCTCTAGTAAATCATCTAGTATTGTTTTCTGTTGCTCTAATGTTCTATTTTCAAAGGCTGTTTTCTGAGCTATCTCTAAAGTTTTTGCCTGATTAAGATCTACAAATCTATCAGAAACAAATTCTAATAGAGAATTAAATACACCTTGTAAGGCATTAACTTCGCTAAGTTTTGTTATATAAGACTCTGCATTGTTAGTAAGTACAACCCAAGTTTGGCCTGATGTTTTCTGTATCTTACCGAACTCATCATTTATAGCGTCTGACTGGCCCTGAATTGCGCCTATAAGCTGTTTTGTTGTAACCTTACCTTCTATTACAAGTTTCCTAAACTCTCCCTGTGTAACTTTAAGAGAAGCGGCAAATAGTTCCGCAATCCTTGGGGTCTGCTCTATGATTGAGTTGTATTCTTCAGCCCTTAATATACCGCCCTGTATCGCTTGAGATAATTGTCTAACCCCGCTTGAAGATTCCTCAGCGGATGCACCAGAAATGATAAACGCTTTGTTTAATGTTTCGACTAAATCTATCACTTTTTCGTCAGTTAATGATAGTTCTTTTGTAGCTCTATCTAACTTAGTGTAAAGTTCTGTAGTTGACTTAACGCTCTGCCTTGTTTCGTTTGAAACCTCTAAAAGTTTCGACTGAATGGACTCAAGATTATTACCCTCATCAATAACGAGCCTTATTTGTGATCTCAATAAGCTGTATTGATCTGATAACTCTATTACGCTTTTACCAAGCTTTAAAGTCCCTGCGAAAACGCCAGCTATCCCAATTCCAGCAAGTAAATTTAGTGATCTTGTAGCCTTCTTAGATTCTTTATCAATCTTTTGGGCCGCTTCCTCGCCAGTCTTGCCAAGTTGCTTAAAGGAGGTTATCGCCCCCTTACTATCTACTTCAATTTCAATTCCAACTTTCTTAGCCATTTGCAACTCTATTTATTTTGGCACTAAATGCCTCGTTTACTTCTCTATCAGCCTTTTTCAATTCATCAATAAAACCGACATAATAATTTATTAAGCCGAAGTAATCAAAAAGTACTTTTGGTTGATCAAGCGGTGAACCTTTGAAAGGTAATAAGTCTTTATATTGATATGAGTCATACAAATACCTTAACGTTCTGAGTTCACCTTGGTAGTAATGGCTAGGACATCTCTTAGGATACACCCGACCTTTACCCTTACATTTGCGGCACTTCTTATTTTTACAGCATGGAATATACCATTTTGTTTGTTTGGTATTAACCCCCACACACCCCCATTCATTGGTAGATATGCAAGTGTGTGAAGTGCCACCTATTATAGAGGCTAATACCTTTACTTTTCCACTTCAATAGTTTCGTTTATAGATACTATCTTGTTGGCTATCTCTTTAATCACATCCCATGATGGTGTAAATTTTCCTTCTACATCAGAAACCGATACGATACCTAATTTACAGATACCTATATCGTATTTCTCACTATCAAGTGAAATGAATTTCTCAGTCTTCTTATTTAGCTTTGAGCAATCGAGAAATAACTGTCTAAACTTACCGTGTTCTTCAAAATCAAACACTTTAAGAGTATAAGTCTTCTTATCGTAAGCCGACTTATACTCTACATTCATACTTTTCGGTGGCACTAATTCGAACATATTTTATCCTTTAAATACAAACAATCTCTAGCTCTTCGTCATCTTGACCAGTGAGCTTAAATTGTAGTTCTTGTTTCATGAATCCGTCTTGATCCGTTGGTGTTGCATTTTCAATTTTAGAAGTAGGAGCGAAGAACCAAAATGTATTACCTTGTTCCTGACCATAACGCCATTCGAGAGCTACACTATCACTATTCAACCAGTCGAGTGTAAAATCTGCATCTGCATTTGTAGGTGTATCGATTCTTATTGTCTGAGTCGGGGCGCGTCCAGTTACTACAAATCCCTCAACACCACCAGCGTTATTTGCATCTCTTCGGGCTGGTCTGTTGATAGCCAAATCAGTAGTATTAGTAGAATCCACAACAGGGACAAAACTAACCGATTGATTTACATAAGACAATCTACCAGATTGAAACAATGGTGGTACAGTTTCGTCTCTAACGATAGTACTCATTGACCCATCACGTAACCATTGAGGGATGCCAGTATCTTCATAGATGACGCCTGAAATCTCATAGTTAAGTAAAGGGATACCGCTATCATCAGCAGTGATTGTAAGAGTTGGTACAGCGTTATATATTTTACTAATAAGACCGTCCTCTTCAGCTTGGCAACTTAAACGCTCACAAAGATTTGAATTGAACTTGTAAGACCACCCATGGTCAGCTTCAACACCCGTAGCCGTTGCACTACCAGATATAGAACCTGTAATAGTTTCAGCAGTAAAGCCCGGAGTAGTAACCGCAACTACTACAACCGTATCACCAGCAATAGTAGGTACAACAACACGGCCAACGCCAGTAGCGCCGCTTACAATCTCATTATGTACAAATTGAGTAGCGATAGCACTAACAGGAATTGCTTCAAGTTTAGCGGGAGTCAATTGAACCGACTCTAGTACATCATTGAAATAAGGCTTAGTCGTTCCATCCGTATAGTCATCACCATACATTTCTGAAACGCCCGTCATAGTGCCAATTTTCAAAGCTACTAAATCAGCTTCAGGAGTATAAGACGATTTTAGAATGTCTCTCGCAACAACTTCAGGAGTCAATTGAGCGACAAACCCAGCGTTAAGCCTGTAATCGTCTGTTGAGGCAGGTTGATCAAATACGTCAGCCGATTGTTTTTTAATCAATAAATTTTTTAGGTTGGTTCTTTTTGCTGTACAGGCCATTGTGTTTCCTCGTTATTTTGTTTTTAAAATTTTGTCAATATTTATCAGAGTTCCGTCTGTTAGGCGTATGTTTCCGGCTTGCGGTTCTAAGCAACTCATTATTTACCGTCCTATAAAATATTTTTCTTCAAGCGAAGCCATTA